ATAAGTGCACTTGAAAATCTGTCTAAAATATGTTTAGGGGACAAAAATGAGCGCTATAGGACCAAAATTGCCTTTGATGAGAGATGAAGTGTTCGGACATTTTTCTCTTATTACTGAATATAAAGAAGAAATAAAACAAAATTTAAAAAATCTTCTTTTAACTTCTCCGGGTGAAAGAATGATGAACCCCAATTTTGGCGTTGGATTAAGACATTTTTTGTTTGAACCTAGAATTCATAGTATTACTGCCATGAGACAAAAAATTGAGTCTCAAGTGAGGAGATACATGCCGTTTATAAGAGGTCTCAAGGTACAATTTAATGCTGGATCTGATCAGGAATATTTAGATAATTCAAATATTTTATCGGTTAATATTATTTATGAGATACCAAATTTAAATTTGTCTACTAACTTATTATTACAAAAAGAGGATATTAGTTAATTATGACAAAAGAAGACAAAAAACTTATAAGATATACAGATAGAAATTTCAACTCCATAAAAGAAAGTTTAGTAAATTATACTAAAAGGTATTATCCTGATGTATTCCAAGATTTTTCTGAGGCATCCTTTGGTTCTTTGATGCTAGATACTGTATCTTATGTGGGAGATGTACTTTCTTTTTATTTAGATTACCAAACTAATGAATCATTTTTAGATACCACTATTGAATACGACAACATTGTTAGGCATGGAGAACAAGTTGGTTATAAACAACCACTAAGAGCAAACTCTTTTGGTGTGATCACTCTATATGTGTTAATACCAGTTGCTAGTAATGGAACAGATCCGGATGTCGATTATTTACCAACTTTGGTAAGGGACAGTAAATTTTCTTCTGCTGGGGGACAAATATTTACTTTAATTGATGACGTCGACTTTTCAAATTCTGACAACGAGATTATAACAGCTACTTCAAATACCGGCGACGGTGCTCCCACGGCATATGCTGTGAAAGCATATGGGCGGATTATCTCTGGAGAGCTAAACGAGCAAACAATAAATGTAGGTAATTTTACCAGATTTTTAACAGTTTCTTTATCAGATCCGAATATCACAGAAATAGTATCTGTTGTTGATACTGAAGGCCATGAATATTTTGAAGTTGATTATCTTTCACAGGATACCGTTTTTAGATCAGTTACTAATAAAGATCCTGAGACTAATCGCTATGTACGAGAAAAAATTGTGTCAACTGCAGTTCCAAGACGCTTTGTTACTTTTAATAGATTTGGACAAATTTTTATAAAATTTGGTTATGGTTCAGAATCTTCTTTAAAAACGGACAATATGACCCATCCTTCTAATATTGCATTAAAAATGCATGGAAAAGAATATGAAAAAGAAATTGGTTTTGATCCTTCAAATCTTTTAGTAACGGATAAATTCGGTATTGCACCTGCGAACACAACGCTAACCGTTACTTACAGAACAAACACAATTGATAATGTTAATGTTGCTAGTAAAGGTGTCAGCGGGGTTACTGAGGCTTTACTCGTTTTCGGAAGTAAAGCAATAAATTCTGATAAAATTGATTTAGTAAGGGATAGCCTGGAAGTAACAAACGAAAAGCCCATTCTTGGAGACGTTTCTTTACCAACAGCTGCTGAATTAAAACAAAGAGTTAACGATACTTTTGCTTCACAAAATCGCGCGGTTACGTCTGACGATTATGAAGCATTAATATACAGAATGCCGGCTAAATTTGGCAGAATTAAAAGAGCAAAAATTTTAAGGGATCATGATTCCTTTAAGAGAAATTTAAATTTATATATTTTGTCAGAAGACTCTCATGAGAATTTTATAATTAGTAATCCTCTTTTGAAAAATAATTTAAAGATATGGCTTAACAATTATCGTATGATTAATGATACGATTGACATTCTAGATCCTAAAATTATCAATATTAAAATTAATTTTGTTGCAGTAGTCGACTATTCACAAAACAAGTTTGAAGCCCTCGATGCCGCGATCGATGAAATAAGAGAGATGTTTGAGGAAAAATTAGATATTGGTCAATCAATTCAAATTACAAAAATTTATAATGTATTAAACAACTTAGATGAGATTGTTGATGTCACGAATGTAAAAGTGGAATATCAAACTGGATCTAGATATTCTGAGGAGACTCTGAATATAGACGACTATATTTCTGCAGACGGAAGAATTCTTTATGCTCCTGAGAATGTTGTTTATGAATTAAAATATCCGAATCTTGATATCAAAGGAACTATTAAGTAATGGGAATTAAAGATTACAAAGCATCAAAAGATAACACTATAACTAATGGTTTTAAGTTAATTTCGTCCACGCGTGGTACGGGATCTAATATGGGCGCCGCCGATATTTTAGAAGTGTATTCTATATATGGCCAAAACACTACGTCTTCAGCTGAGCTTTCTCGTGTATTAATACAGTTTCCAACTACTGGAATAACTTCTGATAGGGCTGCTGGAACAATCCCGGCTTCTGGAAGTGTTAATTTTTTCTTAAGAATGTTTAACGCGAGGCACTCAGAACAACTTCCAAAAAACTTTGCTGTAAATGTTTTAGCAGTGTCTCAATCATGGCAGGAAGGTTTCGGTCTTGATTTGGACGGATATTCTGATGAAACAGACGATAAAATAGAGGGATCAAATTGGATGAACAGAAATTCAAATCCCAAAAGTTCATGGGCACAGCCTGGAGGAGATTACCACTCTTCTTCATATGTTCCCAACTCTACTATGCCAAATTATACTTTTACTTTTGTTGACGGGGACGAGGATCTCTTAGTCGACGTAACTTCCGCAGTAGAAGAATGGATTTCTGGAACACAAACAAATAGTGGATTTGGTGTCTTTCTTACTTCTGGTTCGGAAGCGTATGCAACTGCATCATCAGAACCGTCTGTGCTGACGAATATTGACGGCCAAAAAAAGAGTTTTTATACAAAACGATTCTTTTCTAGATCAAGCGAGTTCTTCTTTAAGAGGCCGTCTTTAGAGGCTCGATGGGATTCTAGAATTATGGACGATAGAGGCAACTTTTATTCTAGTTCCTCTATCGCATCTGCCGCCGATAATTTAAATAATCTATATTTATATAATTACATTCGAGGAAACCTTAAAGATATACCACACAGTGAAACTTTAACAGTTAAGTTATATGCTAGCTCTAACAATGCTCCAGTTGGTGCTGCTCTTGCATCGGCTGTAGCTAACACTTCGAATACAGGAATTTATAAAGCACAAATGGCTATTGACACTACCTCTTCCGTTTTACATGATGTTTGGTCCGGCAGTGTTGGTGGTGAATACAAAACAGGATCCATAAGTATAAGAAATTTTAACAATACTAGTGTCCTACTTTCTAACGATTTTAAACAGTTTACCACAAAAATAACCAATCTTAAGTCAAGATATGTAAGTGACGAAACAGCAAAACTTAGAGTATTTACCAGACCAAGGAACTTTAGTCCTACAATTTATAGTGTTGCTAACGAAGAAATTCAACATGTAATAAATCCCAGCGCATCTTTTGAGATATTTAGAAGTGTTGATAATGAAACAGTTATAAACAATTCAACTGGTAGTGCTACTAAGCATACATTTTTATCATATGACAATTCTGGTAGTTATTTTGATTTAAATATGTCTTTGTTGGAGCCGGGTTATATGTATGGAATAAGGTTTTTATTTTATTCTTCTGATGGTTGGAGAGAACAGGAAGAAACATTTAATTTTAGAGTTGAAAACAGTTAATATGGTTGGATTATTCTTATGAGTGTAAAAGATTTATTTAATAAGGGTTATTCGCTAAAATTTCTTAAGAATAAAAGTCAAGAAAGTCTCCGCGAGGATCTCGAATCTTCGAGATACGTTCAAGCATATACTAAAAAAAGACAGAGATTTTTTCCTGATGTAGATTTTACTACGGCTTCCAACTTCGCTCGATTTGGACTAGCTGAGGAATACTATGATACCGCGATAAAGCGTATATACCAGACTTACCCGTATGACGGCTCACAGGCAGAAAAAATTGAATGGGAGAACGAGAGCACTTATTTAGATCTTTTTATATTTGAAAATGAATATCCTAGAACCACTGGCCATATTACTATTAATAGTGGTTCTAGTACTAGAACCACTAGATCTTCAGTGGCCACTGGCGCGATGGGGGTTTTTTACAGCAGCAGCATGCCTCAATATGTGCTGCTTCATGGTGGTCCAAACGCAGATCCGAATAGTGATTATAAAAGCTCGCCTTCCGCCGGCCCCTCCAAAAAAGGAGTTTCAAAAGCAAATATATATAATACGGACAGCCAAAGAACAAATAATTTAGAATTAGATCCGTCTAAGGGTATAACGGTTGAATTTTGGATGAAGAAGGACGGCTGGGAAGGCTCTGGGGCGTACGGCAGGGGTGAGTGTATATTTAATCTCATATCTTCAGGCGCATCTGATGATAACTATGGAAATTTAAATATTTACGTAGATGGCTACGAGTCTGGCTCCGGCCGAAGAGATAAAATAATACTTGATATATCTTCTGGATCATTTATGGATTATTATTCCCTCCCAACTGGTCTAGCAGATATCGCTGATGGTAAGTGGCATCATTATGCAATTACGTTAAAAACGAAAGACGACGCGCCTAATTCAAGCTTGTATGTAGACGGGCAACATCAGGTAACGCAAACTCCCAGTGTGTTGCATGGTTATGTTACTGGCGCAATTAGTGGAAAAATGATAGCTACTATCGGCGCCCTGGCCGGCCCTACAAAATTACATTCAGGATGGCCAATTCAGAATGATATAGGATGGGGAAACGTAGTTTCATGCTCAATTGACGAATTTAGATATTGGAAAACAGAACGAGATGCGCAACAAATTGGTAGATATTATCGCGACCAAGTTGGCGGTGGCACAAATACTGATAATGTAAAATATGACGACGTCACTAATAAAGTTGATCTGG